ACCTTCTATACAATTAACCTCAATAGGTAGGTATCAATAATAATCATTATTCATTCTACCTACATTGGTTGATTCCATCAACCAATGTAATCAATGGTTGTATACAACCATTGATTGGAAATATATTATCTTGTATTCTTTATTCTTCTTTTTTTTAGGAGGTTTTTTTTTCTTCTTTTGTACTGGGTTTATTAAGATTATATTAGTTTATGAAGAAAGCCAAAAATATCGTTACGTTAATACTAATAGGATTTACTATTTACCTTTGCTTCAGGAATTACAAACTTTCTCGAGAGGTTAATTCTCTGGAACAAGCGGTCAATGAAATCCCAGATACAGTTTACATCAAGAAACCCTTTAAACCTGAAAAAAAGTTTTCAGAGAAAAAAGAACCAGATAGAATCTTAGTTTACGGTAAGAAGCAGTCAGACTCTCTTCCTGATAATTCCATAAGACAGCCTCTAATCAGTAAACAAGATTCTCTGGTTCAATTGGTTTTAAAGAGGAATAAATTGAACTTAAGTCTACTCAATAAGGAATCCAATACTTATTCAACTAGATCATTCCAAATCGACCTGAATAAGTACAGTTATAACTGGTATGAAGGTCAATTAACCCAGAAAAGGATAAAGAGATTTTCACTTAATCCTTACATCTATGGCAAATACAGACCTTTCAATAGCTTGTTAGACATGGGTACTGGAATTGAGTTCAAGACTAACCGATTTAATTACAAACTCGGAATCAATGCTTTCTACTACCCGAAATTCCAATCGGGAATAGGTACTGATTTAGAGTTTTCAGTTCAATATAAATTTTGATATGGCAAAAAAGATTATAACAGAAAATACAAACCTTACAAGAGAGGAATTAGAGATACTGGCTAAAGTTCCTAATGATGTATTTCTCTTTAGTCTCTTTTGTTATGTGATACACCCAGTAAGAGGAAAGGTAAGATTCGAACTATATCCTTACCAGAAATCGGTACTATACCAGTTCGTAAAAGAGAGATTCAACATTTTGCTAAAGTTTCGTCAGGCTGGTATTACAGAACTTATTTCTATGTACTGCCTTTGGTTAGCGATGTACCATCCGAATAAGAAGATAAACATTATCTCCATTAAGGATACTACAGCTAAGAAGGTACTCAAGAAGATTAAGTTCATGTATAAGAATCTTCCCTGGTATCTTCAAACTCCGATTATAAATGGTAGAGCTGGAGAATTTGGATCTGCTTCTATGATAGAATTTGACAATGGTTCTTTTATAGAATCTATTCCTACATCTTCAGAAGCTGGTCGTTCGGAATCCCTTTCTCTTCTGGTTATTGATGAGGCAGCAATAGTAAGATGGGCAGCTCAAATCTGGGCCGCGGCCTTCCCAACTCTTAGTACTGGGGGGAGTGCTATAGTAAACAGTTGTATTACTGGTAATACTAGAATAATTACTGATAAAGGTTTGATAAAAGTAAGGAACTTATGCCCAAAGAAGTTTGGTGCTGTAGATCTATCTTATGTTAGTAATTTGAAAGTATTAACCCATAAAGGAGAATGGAAAAGGATCATAGCTTCAGTAAATAAAGGTAAACTGGAAACTTGGAAGATTCAAACCAAATATGGAACTACTCTTAATTGTACACCAAATCATAAATTATATACTTTACATGGGTGGATGTCAGTAAAGGATATCATAGAGAAAAAAGAAAAAGTAATTCTCTATAAAACTGGTCTATCAGAATTACAGGAACCGCCAAGGATTATGTGGCCTGAAAAAGAAGTATGGAAGACAGTAAAAGATTATCCTAATTATAAGATCTCTAACCGTGGAGAACTAAAGTATTTAAGGGCAGGTAAGTGGTATAAAAAACACTTAAAACCTAATGATGATGGATACGTTAGAGTTACTCTTCATAAGGATCGGTCTTCTAAACATTTTAGAATGGCTGATCTAGTAATATCTCATTTCACAGATCTTAAAGTGGGAAAAGACCAAGTGATTGATCACATAGATTGTGTACCTCATCATAATTGGGTAACTAATCTACAAGTAATATCTAGAAAAGAGAATACTCAAAGAGCAAATCTTTATTCCTATGGACTTAAATTGGGTACTAGAATTGGTAAAAGTTTTACGGATTTAGATTCTTTAGCTATAGTTCTCAATGCAATAGAGACTGGAGAATTAGAACAGAAAGGTATAACTCAATTTATCAAGGAGAACTCAGTATTTAACTCTATGTCTCTCAAATCAGCTAGATCCTATATCAGTAAGATATTATCTGATAAAAGGGGTAATCAGGTAAAGTTATCTACTCTAAAAGTTTTACGTAAATTTAAAACTACCATTTACGATATAACCGTAGAAGATCATCATAGTTATATAACTTATAACTTTAACAAGAAGAGGAGAGGGCAAGAAGAGTATAACTTTATAAATAAAAATACACCTTATGGCGTAGGGAACTTTTACCATTCTACTTGGGTAGATGCCATTGCAGGAGGTAATCCATTTAACCCAATCCGGTTATATTGGCAAATGCACCCAGAACGAGATGAAAACTGGTATAAGCAAATGGCTTCTGCTCTTGGCCCAAAGAGAACTGCTCAAGAAATAGACGGTGACTTCTTATCATCAGGAAATACAGTCTTCGATTTAGCTGATATAAAGGCTATCGAAGACTGCCTTAGTGATTACCCAGTTATTAAGAAAAGGTTTAATGGTCAGTATAGGCAATATCTTGAACCTCAATCAGATAAAGAATATTTTATCGGGGCAGACGTTTCAACTGGTAGAGCTTCTGACTACTCAGCTTTTACTTGTATGGATAAGCAAGGAGAAGAACAAGCAGTATTTAAAGGTAGAATACCTATAGATAAGTATGCTAAACTTCTGGGAGATACTGGCCAATTGTATAATTGGGCAACTATTGCTCCAGAATCCAATGATGTTGGTATGGCTGTAACTACCAAGCTTCAAGATGAGGGCTATCCCAAATTGTATTACTATCAAAAGATGCTCAAGAAAAAAGGTAAGAGTAGACCTGAAGTAGATAAATCTCCTGGATGGTTAACTACTCAAAAGAATCGTTCAGTAATCATTGAGAACCTTGAACAAGATATTCGAGAAGAAGACGTTATAATAAAAGATCCATTTTTCGTTCAAGAAGCTTATACCTTTATCTATGATGGTTTAGGTAGACCAGTAGCAATGGGTAAGCATAGGGCAAACAATTCAGCAGTAGATATAGACCTTGAAGGTGATGTCTATTCTGATGACTCTATTTTCGGAAAAGCAATATGCAATCATATACGAAAAGGAAAGACTAACATAATTGTACAACCAAAATGAAAAAGATTAGTTTCAAATGGCCATTTGGGAAGAAAGATCCTCCCACTATGCCACAGGCTGAGGGTAATAAAAAACCTAACAATGTTCCTTCAGTATCTCCAGGTAGGGTATCGGTTCCAGAAGATTCTAATTTTATTTCTTCCTTAAAAGGGCTTACTTATATGGTAAGTCCTTCTTTCCGTACAGAGATAATACCTTTCATTCGGGATCTATATAAAGTGAATCCGGATGTTGGCATAGCTCTTCAGGATATGTTTAAGTTGTCTAATACTGGTCACTTAATTACATTCCCTAATAATACGGATGAGGAAGCAAGTAAGATGAGGGAACATCTAAAGAATGCTACCAAAAAATGGTCAACGTATTCTGCTGGGATTGATGGGTTAGTAAACAAAATGATAGTTCAACTCTTAGTTAGTGGAGCTATTTCTATTGAATGTGTTCCCGATGATAAACTAGAAGGATTAGCAACTATCCTATTCCTAAGACCTGAGAATATAGTATTCAAAAGGGAAAACAATGGAGTTTACCAACCTTACCAAAAGAACGTAGCTTTTACCAATAATCGGAGAGAAGACTACATAAAGCTAAATACAGAAACCTATATTTATTCTGGTATGTTTAATGATACAGATGAGCCTTATGGGATTCCCCCTTTTATGACTTCTCTTGATTCATTAAAAACTCAACATGATATGAAGATTAATTTCAAGCATATCATGGAAGTTGCCGGTATGATTGGTTTCCTTGAAGCTAAGATGGCAAAACCTGATCAGATGGCAAGTGAATCTTCATCAGCTTATGAAAACCGATTAAATCGAATCCTTGTAAACCTTAAGAAGAATCTTCGAGAGGGGTTAAAGGATGGAATAGTTACTGGTTACATTGATGATCATGAATTCAAGCTTAACTCTACTACCAAGGAATTGGGTAATATAGAGAAGCCTTGGAATATGAACCAACAATCAGTAGCTAATGGTTTAGGAGTTAATGGTTCTATAATTGGGGTATCATCTACTACTGGTGAAGGTGCAACTGGCATAATGTTATCTAAGATGATTAGCCAGTTAAAGAATATCCAAATGATTGTAGCTTATGTATTGGATAGAATTTATTCTCTAGAACTGCGTCTGGCAGGTTTTAATAATAAGGGAATAAAGATTGATTGGGGAACTTCTACCGTTTCTGATGAAGTTAAAATCCAACAGGGTCTCCAATATAAGATACAGAACCTTGACTTATTATATAAGGCAGGTATCATTAGCCAAGATCAATATGCTTGGGCAATGGGTTATGATTCACCAGATGAAAAAGAACCAAGAGTTCCTTTAGAAGATCAAGATGGTAATATTGATCCCCAAGAGGGTACTAAAAAGAAACAAAGGCAGGCTGACAAAAACCAATCTGCTCGTAGATCAAGAGATAAAACTAACCCGGCTCCTTCTCGAGGAGACCAAAATACTAAAGCAAGATGAATAAATTTACAAAGAAAAACAAAGAGCATCTTGATTCTATGGTGATAGGTCAAGGCCATACCATTATGGCTGGGTATATACCAGAGGCAGTGGGAGCCCAGGCTTTCTCCGAGAATTATTACAAATGGAAAACTCCTACACCGGATTCCATTGCTCAATTTGGATTTTGGGGAGGTGATATAGATTATAATACCTATTACCCTAACCTTGATAAATCAGAATTAACTCCAAAGAATGAGGAGTTTATCGAACCAATGTTCCGATTACTTTCAGAAACCATCGTATCGAAGAATTGGAATCCTACAGACTTCGGTCAGAATGGAGTACTAAAGGCTTCTATGAAGATGTTGCTTGGGCAAACGATTAATTGTGATCATGAAACCCATATAGGTAATGCTATTGGAGCTGTATCACAAGTAATGTGGCAAGAAGCCTATAAGGATGGTAGCTTTACTATACCGGCTGGTATTAATGGCATCCTGAAGATCGATGGTAAGGCAAATCCAAGAATCGCTAGAGGGATCCTCATGGAACCACCCTCAATTCACAGTAATTCTGTTACGGTACAATTCAAGTGGGATAAGTCTCATCCTCAAATGGAGGATAACGAATTTTATCAGAAACTTGGTACTTATGATTCTAAGGGAGTTATGGTACGTAGAATAGTTACTGAAGTAGTTCGTTATCTAGAGACTTCATTGGTTTCACACGGAGCTGATTCATTTGCCCAGAAAATTGGGTCCGATGGTAAAATCATTAACCCAACTTTTGCTAAAAGAACTTGGGCATCCTATGAAGAATATCGGGATGATAAATCGAAGCAATATTTCTTTGCCGATTACAAATCAGACATGAGTATGTTCCAAGAAAATAACGATACTCAGGGTTCTTTTAATGATAACCAAGAAAACCAAAACAATAAAAATAATGGTATGAACAAAGAATTAAGAGAATTTCTTGAAAGCCTTTTTGGGGATAATATGCTTACCCTTGAAGAAGGTAAAGAGATGGATCAGGAGAATGTGATTGCCTGTATCCAGAACTTGGTATCATCCAAAAACACTTTGCAAGCTTCTGTTGATAGTCTCAATACAGAGAAAACTTCTCTCACTGAGCAGATCAATAAATTAAATACAGAAGTTGCAAATCTGACGGAAATGGCAACTGTAGGAAAGAATCATATTGCTTCTCTCCGAGAAACTGCCGTAGAAACCTACAGAAAGTTAATGGGTGATAAGGTAGATGAAACTATCGTAACTATGCTCAATTCTGAAACTACTGGTATCAATACTTTGGTATCACTTACCAAAGACTACCAGGCAAGATTGGAAGAGAAGTTCCCGATGGTTTGCTCAAAATGTGGTTCACATGATGTTAACCGTGCTTCTTCAGTTTCTGAAGGTGAAGAGGGTAAACACCAAGAAGATACTGCTTCTAATAAGGAAAATTCTACAGACCAAGTTTTCGAGAGTCTGTACAAACAAAAGTTATCACATAAAAAATAAAGGTTATGGAAAAGACTAACATTGTAAACATGGACCAGCCGATGACTCTCTTTGGTTCTAAGACTCCGAAGACTGTAATCTACAAATCCGAATCGCATAAGCTTCACCAAGCTTTCACAGTAAAGCAGGGAGAAATAATTGTACAGGGAGTTCCTGTATCACTTACTGAAGAAGGCCAAATCAAAGTATATGCCGATGGAGAAGTATTCTTGGGCATTGCAGTAACAGACAACGTTAACCCGGCTTATCAGGGTCAAAGAAATTTCCCCGTTGAGGTAACAGTAATGGTAGAAGGATATGCCCTTTGCAACTGGTTATCAAATGCCGAAGTTAAATGTGGCTATGTTAAACCTTCCGGAGAACTTCTCAATTCTCGCTTCGTAAAGGCAGACCAGGCCGATGCAGAGACTCACTTCATCGCTATTACTCCGGCAGATGAAGCAAATGAACTTATCCAAGTACTCATCCGCTAAATTCAAAGCAAAGATATGGAAAAACAAGATTTATCAAAACTGACACAGAAGGATTTCATTAATGAATTGCCTTCAATGGTATCTCTGATGGATTCTTACCGTTCTGGTAGTAACAACAGAAAGCCAATCGAAATTACCCTCGGAGAAGTAGCAGAGGGTAAATGGGGTATTTCCCAAGATGAACTCTTCGAAAAGATCGGTATCAATCCTCATGTTGATACAATGGAGAACATCTTCACTATGCCTCAGCAGAATATTCGTTGGATTGTTCCGGAAATCATTCGTCAGGCAATTACTCTGGGTATGCGCCAAGCACCTTTCTATCCTGAGATCATTGCTTCTGACCAATCAATTAACGGTCTGTCTGCTATCATGCCGATGATCAACATGTCAGATGCTGCACCTGCAAAGGTAAACGAAGCTGAAACTATTCCTTTGGGAGAAGTAAGCTTCGGACAGAAGTCAGTATCTTTGTTCAAGATCGGTAAGGGCTTTAAGATGACAGATGAAGTTAAGAACTACGTTTCTATCGATGTTTTGGGCATTTATCTCCGTGATTTTGGTATCCAGTTGGGCTATGCTATGGATACCTTGGCAATGGACGTAGTAATTAACGGTAACAAACCAGATGGTTCAGAATCTGCTCCGATTATCGGTGTATATGAAACTACCCAAGGAATTACTTACAAAGACTTGCTTCATATTTGGGTTCGTGCTGCTCGTATGGGCCGTAACTTCCAAACTATGATTGGTGGTGAAGACCAGGCAATCGAATTGCTGAACTTGCCGGAATTCAAAGATCGTCACTCTGGTACAACCCAGGCTACTTTGAATGTGAAGTCTCCGGTTCCCAGTAGTGCTAACTTCTACATCCACCCGGGAACACCTAACCAGCAGTTATTGCTGATTGATACTTCTGCTGCCCTGATTAAGCTTACAGCTCGTCAGTTGATGTTGGAATCAGAAAGAATCGTTTCTAACCAAACTGAAGCAGTATATGCAAGCTTGACTACCGGCTTCTCTAAGATGTATCAAGATGCTGCTCTCTTGCTGGCTGCAGATAAGAAGTTCACTGAATTCGGATTCCCCGATTTCATGAATGTGGATCCTTATCTCTTGGTAAACCTTGAGTAATACCGGTTTTCTTCATTTCCAAGTTTTTGTTTTTAGGGGTAGTCTTTATGGGCTACCCTAACTTTTTTATAACACCAAAATCTTACAACAATGGCTAAATTATTTACAGTAACTGTGGGTTCAAGAGCTTATAGCTTTCATGATCAATCTACAGGAATCACCATTTCAAGAGGAGAGGCTAAAGAATTAACTTCTCGTCAATTCAATTCAAAGAAAATCCAATTGGCTTTGGCTTCTGGTCATCTTATTATGGTAGTAGACAAAAATACTCAACATTCTAAGTATACTGATGATCAGATCGAAAAGTTGGCAAAGAAACTCCAAGCTCAGATTGCCAAAGGTATGACGGTAGAAAAGATCGCTAAGGGCTATTCCTTAGAGGAAGTAAAGCTAATTGCAAAGAAATACGGCTTCGAGATCGAAGATACCGATACTGCTGAATCTCTGATCCAGGCAATCATTGAGGATTCTGAGAGTCACAAAGAAGAAGAGTAATCACTCATTTAAAATATAAGAGTTATGAAGAAGTTTATTTTTATGTTTATGGCTTTGTTAACCTTAGCCATACCTGCATTAGCTGCTGAGGATATTGGAATTGCTCCAGCTTCCGAAGTAGTTATAGATGTTGGCTCATTCACTGGAATAGTAGCTTTAGTATCTATGATTGCTACTCAGATCTTAAAGGTAATCCCAGCTATTAAGGAAAACAAACTGGCAAAGATCGGTATATCAGTTGCCGTCGGTATTATAGTTTGCATGGTATGCTGGGTATTACAGGTATCACCTATATTAATTAGCATGGAATGGTGGGTAGCTCTATTATACGGCTTAGCTGCTGGATTAAGTGCTTGCGGATTCTATGATATCATTAAAGCTATCTATAATACGATTATAAAACCAGATAAATCCAATTAGGTATGGGCAAACTAGACTTCGTTTACACTACGTCAGGTCTAGAAGCTTCATTCCGAGTAATATCCAAAGTCCCAGTTAAGGCCATACTTGATTGGGACTTTGGTGATGATAAGGGAGAGGTTTTCAATGGTAAAAGGCATGAATCCTATTCTTATGAGGAATCAGGTTTTTATACTGTTACCCTGACTGTTTCAAATTCCAGTGGTTTGAATGAAACTGTTCAAAAAACAATTGTCATTTGTGATTATGCCCATACTACTCTTTCTGATAGTATCTATAATCTCATTGACAATTACCTTCCAAAAGAAATCGCTGAAGAACTAACTCAAGAAGAGAAAGCTCTTTTCATTCAAAAATGGCAATTGTATATTGGTCCTCTAGTAACACATTTAATTCCACCAGATAAATATAAAGACGAGTTATGGTATGAGGCACTAGAAAATCAGCTGATTATGGAATTAGCGGTATTCGATTATCTTCAAGTCCAATTACTTAAACTTTTAACCAACACCGGAGAATCACTTAGTGAAATCACTAAGCCTGGTGGTAATGATTCTGAAGATGGTGGAGCTAGAGGGGATAGAGTTAAACAAATCACTACCGGTCCTACTGAGGTTCAATTCTATGATTCAGTATCTGATAGTATTAGTTCTCTTTGGAAAACATTCTCAAATGCAATGCAACCAGGAGGAGTAATCGATGAACTTCGGAAAAACATTTGTACTCTAGCTGAAAGATTAGAGATATTCTTACCATCCTGTAGACAACCCTATTCACCTGTAGTACCAAGAGTAGTAGATCGAAGAATTGTTACTCAACTGGCAGGTCCTAATCCTACAGCCCCCTTGAATAGAGGTTCATTCAAATTAGTTAAGAAATCCAGATCATGACTAAACCAATCTCTAGATACTTAAACAATAAAACCTGGGATAGATATAAACGTATCATCACCGAGTTTATAGATTTCGATGCAGGAAGGCAAGATATTATATGGGCAAAAAAGGTAAACCAATTCCTTGATCATGCCGAAGATAGTTTACCTTCTTATTATGAAATTCATATTGAAGCCCTTTGTTATTATAACTCTTTTAGGAATTGGCCAATCAATAAGGCAACTGTATCTGGGGAACTGGATGATGAAAACCTTTCGATACTAATTTCTAAATCATATATAGAAAGGCTTGGGTACCTTGATGAACACGGTTACTGGAGATTTAATTGGTCAGGAGATAGGTTCATCATAAATGGGATAGTTTATAAACCCGATGGTGATACCCAGGTAGCTCAAGCAAAAGACGAAGCTCTGGTCTTCTTGGTTATTCTTAAAAGAGACCGTGACACAGTTGTAAACTTTATAGAACAATAATATGGCACAGTTATTACTGAGATGGACAAAGGTTACTTTCAATAACCAGGAATGGTATGATAGTAATATGATAATCCTAAATGGTAATTCTGGAGTACATCTAGAGGTTGATGGAACAGGGAATTATATATCAGTATTTCAAAGTATGACTGGTATTAATTTCGTAACCCGGCTTCAAGATTACTTTGGACCTGTTTGGGATATGATACTTCCTTTCCCAGGAATAGGCCAGGCAATTAAATTGAGAGTAAATAAGCTACCTACCTTCGGTATTATTAAAGGCGATGTTCAAGATGGAGGAGATGGTGATGCTACTGACAATGCTTTTGCTGGTTCAGAAGGAATCCTATTCTGTGGAAAGGGTGGAGAATATTTCTTAGGGAAACCTAAGGCAGTTGGTTAATTATTTAAAACCTTATACCTATGTATACAAGTAAGTATTATACTGTTGAAGAAATCGATGAGAGACTTAAGCAGGGTTATCTCAATGATGCCACTGAACAAGGCTTTGTCGGTACTATGAAAGAGTTCTGGGCTCTCTTTCTTTCGATTGCCAATAAGGTAGATAAGAAAGAAGGCTATGGTTTGTCTCAGGAGGACTTTACCACAGAACTGAAAGATAAGTTAAATTCTCTTTCTGGAGAAATCCCAACTAAGGTATCCCAGTTAGAGAATGACCTTAAGTTCCAAACTAAAGAAGAAGTAGAAAAATATATCAGCGACCTTATAGATGGTGCTGATGGAGCATTGGATACTCTTAAAGAGTTGGCAGATGCCCTGAACAATGATCCCAACTTTGCTACTAACCTTACTAATAAACTTATTGAGATTAGAGATGCCCTTACTGCTGAAGTTAATCGAGCAAAAGCTGCTGAAGCTGCTCTGCAAGAAGGTCTCAATGAAGTAGATACAAAAATCGAAAAAGCTCTTCAGGGTCTTACTGATACCATCGATAAAACTATCAAGGACATCAAGGATTCAGTCAAGGCTTTAGAACAGAAAGTAGATAAAAATACCGAGGCTATTTCTAATGTAAAAGTAGAGGTAGCTGGCCAATTAGCCGATTTCAAGGTAGAAGTTCATAAGGAAATTGATCTTGAAAAAGAGAGAGCTATTACTGCCGAGAATGCTTTGCAAAGAGAAATAGATAGCCTGAAAAATGGCTCATCTAATGATAAGGCAGAATTAGAACAAAAGATTCAGCAAGAGGCTACAGAACGAGCTCGTGCTGATGAAGCTTTGCAACAGAACATAGATAATGAAGCTAAAGCTCGTGAACTTTCCGAAGAGGAAATCAAAAAAGCCCATCAGAAAGATATTGAGCGTATTGATGGTGAAAAGGTAAAATGGGATAAATTCCCTACTTCAGAATTGCCCAACAGAAAGGGTATAGTTCTTGAAAATGAGGATCTTATCTTGGGCAAAGATCTTAATGGGGATACTTTGCCTTTAGTTCAATTGAATCGTTGGGGTATAATAGATGCTGGTTCCCCCAAGGCCCCCTATAATATCAATACACCTCAGGGAGAAAGACCCACTATTCAAGAAGCAGGGCAAACTGGAGAACAAGCATATCACATGGCTTATCAAGAAGACCTGGCTCACATTAGTGAAGAGATCGATGAAAAAGTTAAAGCTGAGGCTGATGCTCGAATTGCTGCCGATGAATTATTGGTAAAGAAAGAAGAGGGTAAAGAATTATCTTCTAATGATTTTACCGATGAATTAAAAGCTAAGCTAGAAGGTATAGAAGAATTTGCTAATCGTATCACTAATGTATCTCAGTTAGTAAACGATTCTAAGTTCCAAACTGAAGAAGAGGTAAAAGCTGCAATCGAAAGCATTATTGGTTCTGCTCCAGATGTTCTTGATACTCTTAAGGAAATCGCTGATGCTCTTGGTAATGATCCCAACTTTGCTACTACTATCACCAAGAAATTGGCTGCTCTTGCAGAACAGATTAACCAAGAGATTGAAGATCGTACAGAAGCTGTATCTCAAGTACAAGGTGACTTAGATACCAAGTATCAAGAACTTTCTTCTAAGATTACTCTTCAGGGAGAAAACCTTAATAAAGAGATCTCCGATCGAAAAGAGGCTGATGCTGCAATGAAGTCTGAGATAACCAATCTTGGAACTTCTCTTACAGCTTTGGGAACTGAATTGAGACAAATTATCAATCAGAATTACCAGACTCTTCAGCAACAGATTCGTGCTCAGGATGCTCTTATCCAAGAGAATACCCAGGCTATTCAGACTAACCTATCTTTGATCCAGTCTTTACAGATTAAGGTAGATACTAACGTTAGTGATGTAGATAAACTGAAGAAAGGCCTTGAAACTGAAGTAGCCGATCGTAAAGCTGCCGATACTGCCTTACAAGAGAAGATTAATACTAATGCTGATGGGTTGGCTAAAGAAATTTCTGATCGTAAAGCTGCAGACCAGGTTCTTCAGCAGAATATCGATGCAGAATCTCAAGCAAGAACCCAGGCAGATTCCCAAATTAGAACTGATCTCTCTAAGAAGATTGAAGATGAAGCTACTGCAAGAACCCAAGCTGATACCCAGATAACTCAGAAATTAGATCAAGAGATTATCAATCGTAAGGCTGAGGATGAAAAACTTTCTCAACGTATCACTGAAGAATCCCAGGGTCATACAGAAGCCATAGAAGATTTACAAGCAAAGGTATCCAAGAATACTCAGGATATTACTGCTGAAGTTAATCGAGCAACTGCAAAGGAAAATGAGATTGCCCAGAATTTGGCAACCGAAACTCAAAATAGATCAGATGCTGATTCTGCAATGCAGGCCTCTATTAAAAAGGTTGGAGATGATCTTACTAAATTTAAAGCTACTAAGGATCAAGCTAATGGTTTAGCTTCTCTTGATGGTAATGGTAAGATTAAACCAGAACAATTACCAGAGGGAGCTATCTACAGTGTAATGGGCATAGAGAAGCAGGTAAACCTTCTTTCAGATCGTGATTCAGTACCTGATATGGAAGTTGGTGATAGACTTTATGTTCTTGAAGATAAAAAGATCTACACTAAAACTGTAGATGGCTGGGATAATGGAATCGAACCTAAAGAAGATGTAATCTATAACTTCCGTAGAGCTGATGAGGAAGGTCGTACCAATATTACCAAACGATGGGATGGTAAGGATATGACTGTAATCTCAGAAACTGTAGTATTGGGAGAAACTCAGGGAACTGCTTATGAAGGTTCTAAGGGTAAGCTATTGAAAGATAGAATTGATTCTTTGCCCAACAGTGTAGTTTCTAAGGTAATTTTGTATAAACCAAATGCCTTTGAAGAAAACCCAGTTATGAAAAATAAAGTGGGTATAAACGTGAAACAGTATGAAAAGAGGCCGCAACATGAAGAATGGGAATTCAAAGCTTCTACAGAATATGATATACCTGTTGCTTCTTTAGAGGATGGTGGACATGGAGGACTTATGTCATATGAGGATAAAGTACTTCTCCAGAAACTTGCTGCTTCAGTATTCCCATTAACACTTACTGTAACTGGAGGTGGAGTATATCGAAAGACTACTACTCAAACCGTAACAGTAAGTTGGTCACTCAAACAAGGTCCCGATGCAGTTACACCAGATTCTTTAAAGATTAACAATGAACCGATAGAGGTTTCATTAACTTCTAAACAGTTCCCGGGAATTACTGTTAATACTACTTTTAGAGTTGAGGCAACTAAGGAGGGAGTTACTAAGACTGGTTCGGTTTCAGCAGTATTCGTTAATCCTTCTTATTTCGGAGTAGTAGAAAGTAACTTTACTCCTACCCCTGAAGGTATCCAAGGTTTAAGCAGTGGTGAAATCATTAAGAATAGCAAAACATATAATACTTCAGCATTCAACCAAAATGCCCAGAAGAACTGTTATGCTTATCCTAAAGTATTTGGAGCTCTTACTTCTATTACGGATGGTAAGAATGAGTTCATCAATTCTTATACTCGTAGTGAATTGGAAGTAAATGGGGAAATGTATTATGTATATGTTCTTTCCGAAGCTTCTACAGTATCTAATTACTCACTTCAATTCAAATAATTATGGCAGTACAATATATTGATAACCTTTCTTATAAGGGAAAGAAGCCAAATTTTGAAAGAGATCAATTCAAAACTTTGGCTGAGATGAAGGCTTTTTCTGAAGCTGATATTGATGAAGGCCATTCTTCTTACTGTCTTGAAGATGGTAAAAGATACACCTTCAAATCTTCTAACTCAGTAGATCCTACTACTGGTAGATGGAGAGTGGAGAATAATCCAGGTGGAGGGGTAGAAGTCCCCTCTAATCCTCAACCAGGCCAAACTTATTTCGATACTAAAGTTAATAAATTGGGTATCTGGAATGGCAATGCTTGGGTAGATTCAATGGGTAATCCTTTGGATTCTAAACGGCAGGGAACTACCGAAGAAAGACCTCAGGGAGTTCAAGTAGGTTATATTTACTATAACACAGAAGAAGAATTCTTTGAAGCTTGGAATGGCAATGCTTGGGTACCCATTACCTACTTGGTAACTTCAGTAAACCAAATCACATTCAGTTCAGATGGTGGAGATATGCCTTTTGAGGTATTCTCTAATGCCAAATGGACTGCTAAATAATTTTATATAACTTTCAAAAAAAAAACAAATGGACAGAGAAAAATTGAGAGAGGCTAGAGCTATTGCAGGATGGGCTCACCTCGACAAGAAAACTGGTACTGGTAATGGTACTGTACAAGTAACTGTTGATGCTTACCTTGGTCGTAATGCTCGTAACACTGCTATTCAGGTTGCTACTAACGGAGGCGTAAACAAATCTGTATCTGTAGTACAGAGTGGTAAGGCAATCTACATCACTAAGGAATCAGATCCTAATGTGGGAGCAGAGGCTACTACTGCTACTGTAAAATTCCAAACCAATGTAGAGAAGTTTAAACTTGAAATTGGTAACAGCGGTACGGTTGGTTCAGTAAAAATAAACAACGTAGATGTTCCAGAAGCTGGTGGTATCTATACTCCGGCTGGTGACCCGGGAGCTAGCGGTGAATATATAGTAACTGTAGTTGTGAACTTTGCTGCTAACGGTTCTATTCAGAACAAACAGTACACAGTTAAGGCAAGTGATTCTGTAAATGCAGAAGTAAGTGCTACTGCTACGATTACCCAATCTGCTGCTGATTCTAGCTTGACCGTTAGTCCTGAACAGCTTACCTTCGAAGCTACTGGTGGTTCTAAGACTATCACCATTACTTCTAATGATAGCTGGACTATCTCTTAAAAGTAATCAAGTTAAAAATCCGAGGAGCCTCAATCTTGAGGCTCCTCTTTTAGTTTTGTAGGTTATAAAAAAGGATAAGATTATAACGGTAGCTTCAGCTGGAGGTGTAGTAAGAGAGATACAGATAAGTCAAGCTGCTGCTGAAATTACCTATGAATATATACTTGAAGCCGTAGTTTAAAGATATTTTGGGTGGGAATAGAAGTTTAGAGGGGTGCATATAATTAAAGTTATGTGTATCCCTCTTTTAGTTTTAAAGTGATCCATTATGGCAACTAAATCAGTTAATCGTACATTAGATATTCCTTCTGGAAGGCTTGAGATTTACGTTGATAAAGCACAACAAGCCAGAGCCGAGAAACTTATACAAAGTGTACCAAGTATCCTTACCAAGTCTTACGAGAATGGCACTAGAAAGTTTGGTGAAAAACTTCTTAGGATAGTGAAAAAATGCTTATCAACTGGCATGCCTCCAGCTGGTTCAGGGGTATCTTGGCCACCTCATGCTGCAAATACCGTAAAAGCTTTGGGAGAACATACTCTTTTGAATTGGACTGGTCAATATAAAAGATCGGTAAATATTTACCATCAACGTAATAGAACCTATGTAGGTTTACCTAATAATGTAAGGAAAATACGAAAGAAAGGTAAAGAATCTGGAAAAACCTTAAATCAAATTGCCATTCTATTAGAATACGGTAGTAAAGATTCTAACCTTCCCCCTCGTCCTCTTTGGGCTCCTGCATATAAAGCTGCAGGTGGAACTAAGGTATTACAGAAAATACTAAGGAATGAAATTAGAAAACAATTAAGGAATCATGGCTTTTAATATCGATAAGACTTCTGGGGTTGGACCTGCCACCATTAACATTCAACCCTCAGAATATAATACCACTGGTAAAGATATTAACCAAACTATATATGTAGAGATCGGTGGAAAAAGGCAACTAATTAACCTTATCCAGAGACCTGCTGCATTAAGTTGGAAATATACCTTTACCGTAGAACCAACTTCTACTAGCATTGAACCAGGTGGTGGATCTGTAAGCTTAACCGTTAAATCTACTAAGCAACAGCTAGTAAATGGAAATCTAGTAGGAGAAGAGATACCTCTAAATTACACCACTATTCATTACTCTGGTAATTCCTTTGTAACTATAGATGGTACTACATTGAGGGCAGAGGCTAATGATAATACAGATAGTAGAATAGAGACTATTCGGTTTACTCAAGCTGAATCTGGACAAGTTCAGGATATAGTAATAGAACAAGCAGCTAATGTTCATTATTACTTCTCTGCAGGAGTTCCTTCTACTACAGTAGAATATGATGATACCTCTTATGACCCTAAAATAGAATCTTACAGGATGGTAGGTAATAGAAGAGAGGAAGTTGGATATACTTTGTATTCTGACAGTTCTGATATGAATGCTGGTAGTACTAGTTTCTCATTCTCTAAGAATCCTAACAATGAAGCTAGAACTATGAGTGGTAGAGCAGTACAGAATGATACTAATCAAGTTATAAATTTACAAGTTACACAGAAAATGTTACCTATGTGGGTTTTCAGAGGTGTTCATTTTAAAGATTCTTATAGTTCGAATGAATCAATTAGTAAGGATTATCGGGTTATTATTACTTTAAGGCATGATGATTTCTATACCATAGATTTTGAAGTAATAGATGATAAAAGTATGGCTATGTCTTTAAAAGCCAAAGGCCAAAATAATTCTTGGTCTAAATCCTTCAGAGTTATTCGAGTTTCTGGTAGAATGACTAGAATTGGCCAAAAACTTAGATTAGAACCCACAGGTGTAAGGAGTATAGCTTTAGGAGAATTTAACAGCAATGGGGAATTTAGTACTACAGAAAACCTAATAGATCCAGGGTTATCTTCAGATGATTATTATGATTTTGATCACTTAGATAGACCAGAATCAGAAAGGATCTGGAATTCAAATGGAAGTTTATCAGGAGATTTCTATGCTTCTACGAATGTAGCTAGTCAATATAAGTTTTCAATACGTAATCACCTTCAATAAAGATCCTTATGGTAAATACAGAAGAAATTGTAGAAAGAACTTTCTATATAAGTTTACTACATACGGCTCTAGAGAAAGGATTAACTGTTAATCCTCAAGATTATTTACCTATATCTCCTGAAAATGAGAAAAAGTTTGAGGCTGATATAAAAGGTTTAAAGAAATTCATCCCAATTTTTGGAATAGGTAATAATCAAGTACGAGGTATAAAAACTTGCCCAAGAATCACTTTAGAGTTACAGGGATATTATCCTGGTAATATTGGAGTAGAGAAATTTATAATAGGAGATAAGTTAGAGAATGGTAACTACCAAGCATCAGAGTTTCCTTTCGAAACTAAAGATATAACTATTGATGTTCACTTGGTAGCAAATACCCAGCCAGATATGAGATTACTACATGGCCTTATGTATCAAGCTTTGCCTTCAAGAGGTTATCTAAAACCCTATTATAATGATCTCGAAGAGTGGTCTTCTGGACGAGTTGGTCCTACTGGTAATCTGTACATAGAGATAGGTAATTATTTCGATCATCAAGATGTAGAACATGGTATATTAGAGAAAGTATACCAATACACTTGCGTAGATGGACTTCTTGAGGAAAAGCTTCCCGGAGAGGGAGAACTTGTACCTATTACAGATATATCGGTTCTAATCGGCACAATCAAAGAAAAAGAAGAAGGAATGCTAAACTTACATATAGTAAGCTAAACCGAGCGATACTTATCGGTTTTAAATAAACAAGTAACTAACTTTTAAAAACAAGTAATATGCCAACTTCACCTCATGTTGATTTTGTCTTTCAGAACAATAATGTTCTGCAGACTACTCCTATGTTAGGAGTTTCTTGTGTATTGGCTAGAACTACTAAAGGTGTATACGATGACCCCTCAGAAATCATCTCTTCCTATCCTCAATTCCAAAGACAGTTTGGAAAAGAGATAGTACCTGATGGTTCTGTATCAAATATCGAAAAGGCACTTGTAGGTGGTTCAAAGCTGCGTATTATTCGAGTACTTGGTAAAGGTGCCACTAAGGGTGTAGTAAAAGCTACTCGTGAACCTGCCAGAAGATTGAAGCCTGCTTCAGATAAAGAAGAATCTCCAATAGTAGCTTCATCTACTCCAGACCCAGTTACTCCTCAAACCTTGGTAAAGATTACCTCAGGTTCTACTACCGTAGGATTTGGATTAGTAACTAAAGGCTATGGAGATCCCATTGGTACTGGAGAAACTTTTAGAGTAGGTTTCTATAAACAGTTTAATACCATTTACTATGTGATCTATGGAGCTACTGGAGAAATCCTAGAACAAGGTCCAGTACTTACTTATAAAACTGCAGACTCTCTCAATAGTACTTCTTTCGATTACTTGGCTCTTTCGGCATTTGCAAAGAATTCCCAGTATCTCGAACCTAAGATGACTGAAACGGTAGAAGGCATTAAATCTTGGGAGAACCTGATTCAGTGGTTAACTACTTCAGTAGATGGTAGCAAAGATAAGGTAACGGTTACTATTGGAGAAAAAGAAGTAACTAACGAAGAAGTATCTTTTGATGGTACTATTGGTAATGCCGGTACTACACCTACTGCTGACGAATGGATTGCTTCATTGGAATTCGTAAAGGATTATACCGATGTATACCAACTTTTCTGTTCCCATATCTCTCAACATTTGGAACAAGATGCCGAAGTACTTAAGGTACATAAGGCTGCTGCAGATATGGTTAAAGAACTCGAAGAATATACTTATTACATTGAAGTTCCTAAACACCTTACTCACTATACTCAGGGTGATCAGCCAAGAGATAAGAAAGCTATCATCTCCTGGGTTGAAACCTGTTTGGGTACAATCGGTAACTCTAAGTATGTTGCCTATTTTGGTGGTGGTCTTAAATACTACAATGAAAATGGTAATCTCCAAGATTCAGATGTAGTAGGAACTGTAGTGGGATTGGGAGATGCTTCTGCTTCTCAATATGGTCCTTGGAAATCATTTGCGGGTATGAACCGTGGAGTAATCTATGATGCTGTAGGTCCAGTATGCCCGAACTATGGTTCTCCTTCTCGATATGCAGATCTGAACGAATTGGCTCAATCCTATGTTAATATGATGGTAATTAAGGATACTCCCGATGCTGGTAAACAGACTATGCTTTGGCACTTATTTACCTCACAGGTAAAACAAGATTCAGAGAGATTCCTTTCTATCGTTCGGTTGAATCTTTACCTTAAGAAGAGCTTAAGACCCATTTTCCAAAAGTATCTTGAAGAACCCAATATTTGGAACACTTGGAATAAGATCTGGCTGGAAATTAAACCTATCTTGGATAACTTGGTAGATGAAGATGCCATGTCAGAATATACCTATATGGGTGACCAGGATGCTTCCTCTTACGATCAGCTTTCAGTAAATAATGAAGCAGATGTTCGTCAAGGTAAATATAAAGTGATCCTTAAGTATAAGGATATCGTTCCTATGCAAGAAGTTACAATTAACATAGTAATCGATTCTGCATCTAAATCAGTTTCTATTTTAGAAGATTCGTCTAATCAATAAACTCTAAGATATATGGGAGCAAAAGTAAAAAATCCTCGGAAGAAATTCTTATGGAGCATAACCTTCCCTAAGCACCCTATTAATACATATCTGTTCCAAACTTGTACTTTGCCAGATATTGAAATAGAACAGGTAGCTCATGGTGATATTAATAGAGATGTTAAAACTGCTGGTAGAGTTACTATCGGTAATCTGATAGTAGAGAAACTGATGACCACTTCTGGTTCAGATACTTGGCTTCATGATTGGCTTTATTCTTGCCAAGATCATATTGTTGGTGGAGGTTTGGTACCAAGCCAATATTGGGAAACCGTAATAGTAAATGAACTTGCTGAAGATGGAGTATCAGTACTTAATACTCACCTTTTCGAAGAGGTTTGGCCATGCAAGGTAAACGGTCAAGAACTCGATAGAATGGCTTCAGAAAACTCAATTGAATCAATCGAATTCTCTGTTGGTACAGCTGATAAGTACTAATCCTTAGTCATTTTTCTTTGCTAAGATTTTAGGTGGGAGGGGTGGGATTCCTTACGGGTATCTTCACCCCTCCCTTGTTGTTAAACCTTAACATAACTATAATTTTAAGTATAACCAAATAAACAAAAACATTATGGAATTTAGAACCTTTCGATTTGTAGCTCCTTCTGGTTATTTCTATGAAATCCGGGAACAAAATGGAGCAGATGAAGACATTCTTAGTAATCCGGTAGATGCAAGAACTTTAATGAACCTTACCAAGTTTATTTCAGCAATCGTAGTAAAAACTGATTTTACTGCTAAGGGAAAACTAAGCGTTGAAGATGCACTTGCTCTTCCTGTTAACGATAGGTATGCCATTATTATCCAATCCCGTATATTCTCTTTGGGAGAAGAAGTTTCTTTTGAATTCGATTGGGGTAAAGAATTTGGAGGTAAGGTAATGTATGGCCAAGATCTTCATGAACTTCTGTTCGATGATTACTCAGTATCTCCCTCCGAAGAAGAAGTTGAGAAAAAACCTGAAGCTATCCCCTACTATCCGATGAGTAAGAAATTAAGGGATCACCAGATCTTTACTTCTTCAGGCAAAGAGTTACTATTCGACTGCATGACTGGAGAAAGCGAAAAGGAATCTATTCAAGTAGAACAAACTAGAAATACCCCTCTTATTCATCGAAATCTTCGATTGAAAGTAGATGATAAATATGAGAAAGTACTTAATTTCTCTTTGTTCTCTCCAAGGGATATGCAGGAAATTAGAAGAGAGGTATTTGCTATAGACCCAATCTTCCAGGGTAATACCGAAATCGAAAATCCGAAAACCGGTCAAACTGCGAAATACTTTATATTCGGAGCTCCAGATTTTTTCTTCCTGATGGGAGAATAGACTTAGAGGGCGATTTTGCTTATATAAGTAGAGCTGAGATAAGAATGGATTACCTCAGCTTTTTAGTTCTCCCGTATAGGGTAAGGAAAAGATTCTTAGAGAATGCCGAAGCTTATTTTAAACTTATAGAGAAAAAATCCAAAGGCAAATAATATGTTCAATTCAGGTAAAAATATAGTTGAGGTTGGTATAGCAATGGTGCTAAGGGACCAATTCTCTAAAGAGTCGGGAAGGATCTCTAATTCGTTTAAGACGATGATGAACGATATGAGTACCTGGTCTAGAGGTATTCAGATGTCAGGTTCATCCTTAGCGGATTACGGAGCTCAGGTGCTCAAGAGCATGTATAGAGCCTATGAATATTCTGCTGGAGTTCAGAATGAAATTTGGATGGCTTCTAAAATTGCCGGAGCTACTCAAGCTGAACAAAATAGGTTATTGCAAGTAGCCAAGCAGGTGAATGAAGAAACTCCTTTGACAGCTATGCAGGTTTCTTCAGCTGCTCGTTATTTAGCTATGGCTGGTAATAAGGCTGATGCGATAGAGAAGATGATACCTCCAGTAGCTAAACTAGCCTCTATCCTAAATATAGATCCAGGTGGGAAAGGTGGAGTAGCTGATATGATGACTAATATCATGTCTATGTTCCAAATCCCAATGGGAGATGCTGCTAAAGTATCTGATGACTTGTATACAGCTACTACGAATGCTAATATAAGCTTGGAAGACTTAGCAGCTACTATCCGATATTCAGGAGCAGATATGAAAGCTGCTGGTGTTAGCATGAGGGAATTAGCTGCTGCTACTGGTGTACTTGGTGATATGGGTATTCAAGGATCCATGGCTGGTACTTCATTAGGTAACATGGTCCGTAACTTACAGTTATCATTATCAGAACAGAAAAAATTGGGTTCTTCTTGGTTAAAAGAACTAGGATTAACTTCTGAGGATTTCTATGATGCTCAGGGTGGTTTTAAGGGTTTGTATAATGCTTTCCAACAGTTCCTTGATTCTTATAAGCAGATGACTGCAATGGGTAGAACCCAGGCTTTCTATAATATCTTTGGAGTTCGAGGTATGCGTGGTATTATACCAATTCTTAACGATATGGCTTCTGGTAGAGATAAGATGAATCTTATCATGGGGCTCTACGATAAGAATCAGGGCATCGTAGATCAGAAGAATGAAGAAAGGCTTAATACCATGGCTGGTAAGCTAGACCAGATGAATTCTGCTTTTGAAAACTTAGTAGTTACGGTAGGTAATAAGTTAGCTCCTCTATTTAATCCCATTGTTGATAGCTTGAGATTCCTAACTAAACTAGCAGATAAATTAGCTAGCTTAGGAGGTATGGGCAAATTCCTTATTCAGACTATGGCTGTAGGAGCTGCTGTTACTGTTATAGTTAATGGCTATCGTACTATAGCTATGACTCTCAGGATGATCAGAACTTTCCATGCAGCAGCTAATACCGTAGCCAATGGTATGACTGGAGCTACTTCTAGAACTAACCAACAGTTTGCCATCATGGAAATGCACTTAGTAAGGATAGGTAATATCATGAGGGATATACTTATCTTACAAATGCAGATGGCAGGTTTATCACGAAATAGTGCAGGTCAATGGATCTGGACAAAAACCGGTAGGTATGCTAAGGTTCCTAAAACTATTTTTGACCCCTTTGATCCTATGGCAGGTAATATTAGTGGAGGCAATGGTTCAGGAGCTGGATCTAGAATGGCAGGAGGCGGTAGCTTACTTGCAGGAGGTACTTCTAAATTTGCCAGATGGGCTCTTGGTAAAGGCTTAAGTAAGGGAGTTATTAAGGGTGTAGGTACAGCTTTAACTGCTGTGAGTACATTGGGTAAAATACTTCCTGGATGGGGATGGGCATTTACCATTGGAGTTCCTTTATTAACTAGCCTATTAGATAAAAACTCAGATTCTTTGGATAGTAATACTAGAGCTCTTGAGGAATCCCGGAGACTCCCTGAAGCTGCTATTCAGGCTCGTAATCAACAGGCTTTTATTGATGCAGTTAAGGTAGCAATTAGGGATGGTTTCAAAGAATCTAATATTGGCATTACAGTAGACGGTGAGTCAGTAGGTACTTGGACTCCTGGAACTTCTAATGATTATACTGGTGGTACATTATTGGGCATAAATTAAAATACATTCAATTATGGCAAGAATATTAAACCAAGCAGCCGGTAAGATTGTTAAAAAATATAATGATCTTACCCAAGATACTGCTGGAGTTCTTACTGGGCCCCTTAATAAATTATGGAGAGCTCGGATATTACTAAACCGAGCTACTTCTCTTTTACCAAAAGATAAAGCTGATAAGGGTAAATTATATATACCCAATGGGGTATTTGGAGAAGCTCAAGTTTCTTCTAAACAACCTAAGATAAACGAACAGCTACAGGGTCAATATAGGTTAATCTTAAAACATGAATTGACTAGCTTGGTAAAAGTAGAGGATGGGCCAGATCCAGCAAAGGGTCAATCGGCTTCAGAAAAGAAAACTGCTTTCTTTGTAAATGAAGTAGATAGGAATCCTGGAGATAATCAAGTGATCATCTATAACTTATCTAAATCACCATATCAATATATCATATTACAGAACAGACCTTCTTCTTTGGATTTCCGAGGAGAATCTACCTTAGCTACAATTAAGTCTATGGGAAGAAATACCCCTATGTATCACTTTACTGGATCCGAGGATATAATTCAATTCAATATCTCTTGGTTCTGTAATGATCCAGAAAACCCTAATGAGGTATTATTCAAATGTAGGTTATTAGAATCCTGGACTAAGTCTAATGGTTATCAAGCAGGTCCTCCAATCTTAATGATTCAATGGGGTAATTCTGGTATCTTCATTAACCATAAGTACATACTCACTTCGGCAACCTATTCCTTATCGAATTTTAGGAATGCTTATCGAAAGAGAGACTCTAATGGTAAGCCTTCTCAAGAGATAGTAAGTTTGGGATTAACTCCCAGTACCGCTACTCAAGAGTTGATATTTAAGAGAGTTAGTTCATACAACTTATCCTATCAGGATTTTGTTACTGATGAGGACTTAAAGAAAACGAAAGGTATTCAGATATGATAAATTTAAATCAGTACTTAACTGGAGCTAGTCCCTATGATTCGGCCTATGTATTGAAATATAGGGATGGAGAATACTCTTTAGAGACTGATCCTCCATTAGTTCCCTATACTTCAAAGGATAAACAGCATACAATCAAAGAAGGAGAAACTCTTCAGAACATTGCCTTTGCTGCTTATGGAGATTCAGGTAAGTGGTATTTAATAGCTGAAGCTAATCAGATTATCGACCCATTTACCGAAGTAGTTCCAGGTAAACTTTTAAGGATTCCAATGTATGGCAACTAAAGTAAACCAGCCTATATTATATAATGGAACAGCCATGCCTTACTTGGCTTTGTTCGATTCCCTGGGTATGCCGGTAATGAATACCATTACTGGTATACCTCTTGGAGCGTATATAAGTAAATTTACTTATATGTATGATGAAGAAAAAGAGAATCTGGCTACTTTAGTATTTGATACTGGGGATCCAGATACCGTAGATATACCAGAATTACAAGAGGGCTCTGTTATCTTTCTTCAATGGGGATACGTATACCCAGATGGGCAATTTATTTCTGGGCCTATTAAGACCATTAAGATTAGAGATTTCGATTGTATTTTTGATTCTACTGGTACTCATGTAACTATAAAGTGTATAGATTCAGTTGGAGATTTAAGATTCCAACCGCCTTACACTTACTCCGATTTGCCTCAATATAAATTCTCTAAGTTTATAGAAGAGGGATGTAACAATAATACGGGTATAATCATAGAGTTATTTCAGTAATGGCTAAACAAATTATAAGTAATAAAGTATACGAGTCACTACAGGTGCCTACTTATGATAATCAAAAATCATCCGGAAAGATACTCTATGCTAACTCTTTTAGTGGAGTAGCTCAAGTAGCTATGCCCGATGATATAAAGGAACTTTTGGATGATGATTTCGGATTAGCTGGTAACAATGTGTTAATCCAATTGGAGCAAAAGTTTTTATCATATCCCAATGGGCCTTGGTATGTAGATTCAAGGGATGGGGTTATATACATACACAATCGTAAATTTAACGAAGAACCCTATCATCATTATGCCTATCAACAAGAGAATGGCGAGGTATTAAGTATATCCTTTACTACTCGGGAAGTTACCAAAAGGGTAAAGTTTCAATTAACCCAAACTATAGACCCAGAGGGTAAAGACTTAGTAGTAGGTACTTCTGAAATAAAGGAGCCGGACCCAAAACAAGAGAATCCTTATATTCAATCAGTAGATAATACTCAGGTATCTAACTATGCCAGTAATGAATTTGAGGATTATAGAAGTGCTCCTACTGATGCTCCATATTTTGAATACAAAGGCAAGAATACAGATCACTGGGCAGCTAAGGAAAAGCAAATGAAGTTCAATAGTTCTCTAAGGGAATTCGAATCTGATGGTCCTGCAGCAGCTTACAAATCTGGTAAAGAAGCTGCAATAAAGAATCTTAGTAATGAAGATTTGAATAAAG